ATGCGACCCGCCCCCCGCGCCGCCCACGCCCCCCGCTTTGCCAGCCTCGCCGCCGCCGAGCCCTTCCGCTCGGCCGAGGAGGCCTGGCTCTGGACCATGGCCGCGCTGATCGCCCGGCGGGACGGCGCGCGCGTCGCCGCCGGGCGCGGCGAGAAGCTGCGCCCCTGCGAGCCGGATGACGTGATCAAGTGCCTCGACCGGCTCTACCGCCAGCGGCGCATCGACCTGATCCATGCCCGCGTGATGCGCGTCTGGGGCGAGCGCGGCTGCGCGCCCGACCCGCGCTACCCCGCCGAGCGGCTGGACGCGGCGCAGTGGCGCGAGGCGATGAACCGCCTGGAATGGCCGCTGCGCGTGAAGGGGATCGTGGCGTGACGCCGCGGCTGAGGGCGGCGCGCGGGGCGCCGCAGGAGGTCTGGATCGCCTTCGGGGGCGAGGCCGACCAGCCCTGGCTGCGTCTGTTGCGCCGCGGCTTCCGCCACTGCTTCGCCGCGCTGCGCGACGAGGCGGGCTGGACTGTGGTGGAACCGCTCTCGGGCCGGCTGCTGGTGGCGCGGCTCGCCGTGCCCGCGGCCTACGACCTTCCGGGCTTCTACGCCCGGGCGGGGCTTGCCGTGCTCGGCCCCTTCGCGCCGGGGCCGGTGCGGGCGCGCCGGCTGCCGCCGCTGCTGCCGCAGAGCTGCGTGGGCTTGTGCCGCGCCCTGCTCGGCGCCGGGGCGCCCTTCGCGGTGACGCCCTTCGGGCTGTTCCGGGGGCTTCGAAAGATTCTGCGCGAAGATAGGAAAAAAGTCTTGACGACGGGCTGAGCCTGCCGTATCAACCCCCTCGCCAAGGGGCGAGGTGCGCCCGGCGGCCTTCCTCCCGTTCCCATCCGAACCTGCCGCGGGCCCGTCCTCCTCACCGGAGGGCGGGCCCGCGGGCTTTTCGGGCTGCGCGAGCGGGAGGGCGAGACCCGAGACAACCGAGAGGAGCCGCGCGCGCATGGGTGGCCTGTTCCGTGCCCCGAAGCCTGTCGTCATCGCGCCCCCGCCGGCGCCGGCGCCCGCGCCGGCCGCCAGCCCGGCGCAGGCCGCCGAGGACGTCGCCGCCGCCTCCCGCGGCGAGGCGCGCGAGCGCGCCCGCCGCGGCCTGGGCGGGACCATCGCCACCTCCGCCCGCGGGCTGCTCGGCGCCAGCGCCGATTTCGCCGCGACGCGCAAGTCGCTGCTGGGGGAGTGAGCCGATGAGCCCCGAGGAGATCCTGGCGCGCCACGCCCGCGCCCGCGATGCCCGCCGCGCCCAGGAGGCGCTGTGGCAGGACTGCTACGACCACGTGCTGCCGCCCGCGACCGGCGGGCGCGTCGCGCTGTTCGACGCCACGGCGGCGGATGCGGCCGAGCAGCTCGCCGCCTCCCTGCTCGCCGAGCTCACCCCGCCCTGGTCGCGCTGGTTCGGCCTCGCGCCCTCGCGCGCGGTGGATGGCGACACGGCCGCCGCGGTGGCGCTCGAGGATGCGGCGGAGGTGCTGCAGGGGCATCTCGACCGTTCCAACTTCGCGCTCGAGATGCATCAGGGCTTCCTCGACCTGGTGGTGGCCGGCACCGGCCTGCTGCTGGTCGAGGAGGCGCCGGTGGGCGAGCCCTCCGCGTTGCGCTTCACCGCCGTGCCGCTGCGCGAGGCGGTGCTCGAGGAAGGCCCCTCGGGCCGGCTCGACACCGTGTTCCGCGCCGCGCGGCTGAGCGATGCGGCGCTGCGCGCGCGCTACCCGGCGGCGGCGCCCGCGCCCGCGGCCGAGGAGAGCGAGGCGCCGCGGCACCGCGTGATCGAGGCGGTCTGGCCCGACCGCGCCGGCTACCGCTTCATGGCCGTCCTCGCCGGGGAGCGCGGGCCCGAGGTGCTCGCCGAGGGCCGCTTCGCCGAAAGCCCCTTCATCGCCTTCCGCTGGCTCAAGGCGCCCGGCGAGGTCTATGGCCGCGGGCCGGTCGCCAAGGCGCTGCCCGACATCCGCACCGCCAACAAGGTGGTGGAGCTGGTGCTCAAGAACGCCTCCATCGCCGCGACGGGCATCTGGCAGGCCGACGACGACGGCGTGCTGAACCCGGCGACGGTGCGGCTCGAACCCGGGGCGATCATCCCCAAGGCGCCGGGATCCTCGGGGCTGACGCCGCTGGCCGCGCCGGGGAACTTCGACGTCTCGCAGCTCGTGCTCAACGACCTGCGCGCGCGTATCCGCGGCGCGCTGCTCGCCGACCGGCTGGGTCCGCAGCGCGAGGACCACATGACGGCGACCGAGGTGCTCGAACGCTCCGCGCAGACCGCGCGGCTGCTCGGCGCGACCTATGGCCGGCTGCAGGCCGAGCTGCTGACGCCGCTGGTGGCGCGCTGCCTCGCCATCCTGCGCCGGCGCGGGGAGATCCCGCCGCTGCTGCTCGACGGGCGCGAGGCGGTGCTGCGCTACCGCAGCCCGCTCGCGCAGGTGCAGGGCCGCGCCGATGCGGCGAACACCCTGCTGTTCCTGCAGGCGGTGCGCGCCATGGGCCCCGAGGCGATCGCCCAGGTGGACCTGCCTGCCGCCGCCCGCTGGCTCGGCCGGACGCTCTCCGCGCCCGCCGAAGTGCTGAACCCCCCCGCAAACCCTGAGAAGGAGTGAGCCCCTCATGCCCGAGGACCTGCTGGAGACCGCGCTGGCCGAGGCCGCCGCGCCGAGGAAGGGTGCGCGCCCGGACGACGTGCCCGAGAAGTTCTGGGACGAGGAGGCGAGCGCGATCCGCGTGGAGGCGCTGCTGAAGTCCTATCGCGAGCTGGAGAAGCGCCTCTCGCAGCGCCTCTCGCCCCCCGGCGAGGACGCGCCGGAGGAGGAGCGCATCCGCTTCCGCCGCGCCCTCGGCGTGCCCGACGGGCCGGACGGCTACCGCATCGAGCCGAAGCATGAGCTGTGCGGCGCCGATGACGAGGTGAACCGCCGCCTGCACGAGGCCGGCTTCACCTGCGCCCAGGCGCAGCTCGTCTACGATCTCGCCGCCGAGCGCCTGCTGCCGCTGATCGCCGAGGCCGCCTCGCAGTTCGAGGCCGAACGCCAGGTCGAGAAGCTGCGCGAGCATTTCGGCGGCGAGGAGCGCTTCCGCCGCATCGCCGCGCAGATCGCCGCCTGGGGCCGCGCCAACCTGCCGCCGCCGGTGATGGAGGCGCTCTCCACCACCGCCGAGGGCGTGATCGCGCTGCACCGGATGATGGAGGGCAAGGAGCCCGGCCTCGCCCGCCGCGCCGAGGCGCCGTCGGCCGCCGACGAGGCGGAGCTGCGCGCGATGATGCGCGACCCGCGCTACTGGCGCACGCGCGAGCCCGAGTTCGTCCGCCGCGTGACCGACGGCTTCCGCCGCCTGGTCGGCGGCTGATCCCGCCTTCCGGCGGGGCTTGAGCGCCTCCCCCTCCGCTCGCCCCGCCGGCGGCCCCGCGCGCGACCGCGCGGAGGCCCGGGGGCGGGCGGCGCGCCGCAGAGAGGCAGCGCCGCCCGCCCCGTCCGTTCCCGCCCGCGCAGAACCGGCCCTCCGGCGCGCGGGCCGCGTCCGCGCCCGGCCCGCCCGCGGCCAACCGGAGCGCGGCGCATCCCCCGCACCCATCGCATGAAAGGAATCCCGCATGTCGGGCACCATCGAGCAGGCCTTCGTGAAGCAGTTCGAGGCCGAGGTCGCCGAGGCCTACCAGCGCCAGGGCAGCAAGCTGCGCCCCACCGTGCGCTCCAAGACGGGCGTCAAGGGCGCCTCCACCATCTTCCCGCGCGTCGGCAAGGGCACGGCGGCGGCCAAGGCGCGCAACGGCGTCGTGCCGGTGATGAACCTCGAATACTCGAACGCCGAGTGCTTCCTGCAGGACTACTACGCGGGCGAGTGGATCGACCGGCTTGACGAGATCAAGTCCAACATCGACGAGCGCACCGTCATCGCCAATGCCGGCGCCTATGCGCTGGGGCGCAAGACGGACGAGCTGATCGTCGCCGCCCTCGACACCGCCACCGCGCAGGCGACCGGCACCGGCACGGGCCTGACCGACAATGACGGGCTGACCCGGCAGAAGGTGCTGATGGCCTTCGAGATGCTGGGCGCGGCCGACGTGCCGGACGACGGCAACCGCTTCGCCGTGGTCGGCTGGAAGCAGTGGAGCGAGCTGCTCTCGATCGACGAGTTCGCGCGCGCCGACTACGTGGGCGACGACGCGCTGCCCTGGAAGGGCACGCAGGCCAAGCGCTGGCTCGGCGCGCTGTGGATGCCGCATTCCGGCCTGACCAAGGCGGGCAACCTCCGCTACTGCTACTTCTACCACAAGACGGCGATCGGCCATGCGGTGGCGAGCGAGGTGGTGACCGACATCACCTGGCACGGCGACCGCGCCGCGCATTTCGTGAACAACATGATGTCCCAGGGCGCGGTGATGATCGACCCGGCGGGCGTCGTGCGCATGCGCGCGAAGGAATGACGCAGCGGCCGGGGGAGGACGCCCCTCCCCCGGCACACCCTGCCTTCTCCCGCGACAACCAGGAGTTTCCCACCGATGGCGCTCTCCGCCCTCGCGCTCTGCTCGCGCGCGCTGCTCAGGATCGGCGCGCAGCCGGTCGCCTCGCTCGACGAGGGCACGGCCGAGGCCGAAGTCGCGGCCAATCTCTATCCCGGCACCCGCGACGCGCTGCTCTCCGCCCATCCCTGGTCCTTCGCCACCGCGCAGGCGGCGCTGCCGCGCCTCTCGGCCGTGCCGCGCGCGGATTTCGCGCATGCCTTCCAGCTTCCCGCGGGCTTCCTGCGCGCCCTCTCGGCCGGCACGGCGGGCCGCGCGCGCGGCATCGTCTACCGCATCCAGGAGGACCGGCTCTTCACCGACGTGGACTCCGTCGCGCTGACCTACGTGTTCCGCCCGGACGAGAGCGCCTTCCCGCCCTTCTTCGCCTCCGCCCTCGTCGCCCGCCTCGCCGCGGAGTTCTGCATCCCGCTCACCGAGAACTCCTCCCGCGCGGAGATGCTGTTCCGCCTGGCCGAGGCCGAGCTGCGCGTCGCGCGGCAGTCCGACAGCCAGCAGGCGAGCGCGCGCGTGCTCGAGGGCTTCCCGCTCATCAGCGTGCGGGGCTGAGCCATGCCGAGCATCAAGCGCGCCAAGACCAGCTTCGCGGCGGGCGAGCTCGCGCCCGAGCTGCTCGGCCGGCCGGACCTGCGCGCCTTCGAGAACGGCGCGCGGCGCCTGCGCAACGTGTTCATCCAGCCGACCGGCGGCCTGACCCGCCGGCCCGGCCTGCGCCACGTCACGACGCTTCCCGGTCCCGCGCGGCTGATCCCCTTCGAGTTCAACACCGAGCAGACCTACCTGATGGTGCTGACCGCCGGCGCGCTGCAGGTGTTCCAGGGCGATGCGGCGGTCGCGACGCTGCCCGGCCCCTGGACCCGCGCGATGCTGCCGCAGATCGGCTTCACCCAGAATGCCGACACGCTGCTGCTCGTCCATCCGGAGATGCCGCCGCAGCGCGTGACGCGCACGCCCTCCGGCTGGACGATCGCGCCCTGGGGCTTCCTGCGCGAGCCGTTCTTCCGCTTCGCCGATCCGGCCGTGAGCCTCTGGACCAGCGGTGTCTCGGGCAATGTCGTCGTCAGCGCGGATGCGGCGGTGTTCCTGCCCGGCCATGCGGGGGCGCGGCTGCGCATCGGCGGGCGGCGGCTCGTCATCGGCACCGTCATCGGCGGCACGCAGGTCGCGGCGACGGTCGAGGAGACGCTCACCGGCACCGGCCCCACCACCGACTGGGACGAAGCCGCCTTCAGCGCGGCGCGCGGCTGGCCGGTGACCTGCTGCTTCCACCAGGACCGGCTGGTGATCGGCGGCTCGCGCGACCTGCCCAACCGGCTCTGGCTGTCGCGCACCGGGGACCTGTTCAATTTCGACATGGGCACCGGGCTCGACGACGAGGCGATCGAGTTCGGCCTGGTGTCCGACCAGGTGAACGCGATCCGCGGCCTGTTCTCGGGGCGGCACCTGCAGGTCTTCACCTCGGGCGCGGAGTGGATGGTCAGCGGCGATCCTCTGACGCCGGCGAGCATCCAGCTCAACCGGCAGACGCGCGTGGGCTCGCCGGTGGACCGGCTGATCCCGCCGGTGGATGTGGACGGTGCGACCGTCTTCGTCGCGCGCGGCGGGCAGGGCGTGCACGAGTTCGCCTACACCGACGTGGCGCAGGCCTACCAGGCGAACGACCTCGCCATCCTCGCGCGGCATCTCGTGAACGGGCCTGTCTCGATGGCCTATGACCAGAAGGAGCGGCTGCTGCACCTGGTCATGGCCGATGGCAGCATCGGCACGCTCACGCTCTATCGCGCCGAGCAGGTCACGGCCTGGACGCGGCAGGAGACGCAGGGCGCGTTCCGTGCGGTGGCGGAATCCGAGGGCACGGTCTGGGTGCTGACGGAGCGCGACGGCGCCTTCGCCCTCGAACGCTTCGAGCCCGGCCTCGCGCTCGATGCCGCGCTGACCGGCAGCGCCGCGTCGCCGCAGGCGAGCTGGAGCGGCCTTGCGCATCTCGAGGGGCGCGAGGTCGGGATCCTCGCCGATGGCGCGCCGCGTGCCGCAGGGACGGTGCTCGACGGGCGCGTCGTGCTCGACCCGCCGGCGGCAACCGTCGAGATCGGTCTGACCTTTCGCCACGAGGTGGAGCCGCTGCCGCCGGACCTGGTTTCCGCCACCGCCGCGGCGACGGGGCCGTTACGCCTTGTCTCGGTGACCTTCCGGCTGCTCGACACGGCGGCGCTGTCGGTAGATCTCGGGCGAGGGGCCGAGCCGGTTTCCTTCCGCCGGCTCGACACGCCGCTGCTCGATGCGCCGCCGCCACGCTTCACCGGCGACGTGACGCTGCGCGGCCTCGGCTGGCGGCGCGACCGGCTGCGGCCGCTCTGGCGCATCGAGGGCGAGACGCCGCTGCCCTTCACGCTGCTTTCCGTCACCACCGAGATCAGGATGACCGACTGATGGCCCAGCTCGCCTCCATCGCCTCGCTCGTCGGCACGGGCCTCGCCGTCTATGGCCAGGTCCGGCAGGGCCAGCAGCAGAAGGCGCAGGCCCGCGCCCAGCAGGAGAACCTGCGCCAGCAGCAGGCCGCGCAGCAGGAACAGGCCGATCTCCAGGCCGCGGCGAACGAGCGCGAGCGCCAGCAGCGCCTGGCGCGGACCATCGCCGCGGCGCGCGCGCGGCTCGCGGCCGGCGGCGTGGCGCCCGACGAGGGCTCGGCCGCCGCGCTCGCCGCCGGGCTGCGCCAGGACGCGGCGCAGGACGCGCGGGAGGACGCAGCGATCACCGGCGCGCGGCTCGCCGCCGGCCGGCGCTCGCTGCTCGCGCCCGATGGCAGCCTGAACAGCTTCCTGCGTGCCGGGCAGAGCCTCGGCGGCGCCGTGCGCAGCCTGCTCGACTGACCCGCGGCCGCGCCGCCACCCCACACGAACCCGAGGACCACCCATGGCCGAACACATCACGATCGGCGACATCGCGCCGCGCGTGCAGTATGTCGCGGACGGCGTCCTGACCGCCTTCACCTTTCCCTTCCCGATCTTCGCGGAAGGCGACCTCGAGATCCTGCTCGACGGCGCGGCGCTGGCGGGCGGCGCGACGGTCTCGGGTGCCGGCGCGTCCGACGGCGGGACCGTGACCTTCGCCGTGCCGCCCGCCGCCGGCACGCGGGTGACGCTGCGCCGCCGCCTGAAGATCGCGCGCGCCACCGACTTCCAGGACAACGGCGTGCTGCGCGCGCGCACGCTGAACGACGAGCTCGACTACCAGGTCGCCGCCATCCAGCAGGTGGCCGACGAGGTGGCGGGCGCGGTGCGGCTCGATCCGTCCGACACCGGCGGGCTCGTGCTGCCGCTGCGCGCCGCGCGGGCGAACCGCGTGCTGGGCTTCGATTCCGTGGGCGACCTCACGGTGTTCGACCGCGGCACGGCGACGATCGGCGTGCCCTTTCCCGGCGGCGTGCCGCGCTCGGTCGAGGACAAGCTCGCCGAGCGGCTGACGGCGCGCGACTTCGGCGCGACCGGCGATGGCGTGACCGACGACGGCCCCGCGCTCGCCGCCGCCATGGCCGCAGCCGCCGCCTCCGGCCGCGTGCTGGTGATCGGGGAGGGCACCTTCCGCACCACCCAGCCGCTGACGCTGGGCGGGGGCGCCGCGGGGCTGATCATGCACGGCGCCATCCTCTATGCCGGGCCCGCCGGCGCCACCGCGCTGACGATCGGCGACGGCGCCGCGGTGCGCAACGCGACCAAGCGCTACGAGGGGCTGCGCGTGCTGCGCGCGAGCCTTTCCGACTGGGAGAACGAGGCGGATATCGGCCTCGTGCTGCGCAACCTCGACGCCTCGCTGGTCGAGATCCGCCAGGTCGAGGGCTTCACCATCGGCATCCGCACCCTCGGCGTCGAGCGCGGCTTCGAGGACAGCACGCTCATCCTCGGGCGCATCGTCAACAACCGGATCGGGCTCGACGTGCGGACCGAGACGGCGGCGGGATGGAACACCTCGGTGCGCTACTATGGCGGGCATTTCGCCATCGGCAGCACGGTGCACCCCGAGAAGGACCGCTTCGGCGTGCGCTTCTCGGCCGCGCCCGGCGCCTATGTCGCGCACAACCGGCACGTCTTCGATGGTCCGGGCTTCGAGCTGCAGGCGGCGAACCGGCCGATCAGCGGCATCCCCTTCCTGATCGAGGTGAACAGCCGCTCGGTCTGGGCGCGCGCGCTGCGGATGGAGGGCTGCTCGCCCTTCGTCGCGCGCCATACCGGCGCGGCGCAGGACCATGTCTACGAGGTGGCCTGGGCGAGCCAGGCCTACCTCGTGGACGTGGACTACACGCCGAGCGCGACGCGCGTCGGCACCGTGGTGCGCAGCAGCCACCAGGCGGCGGCCTTCCGCGAGGCGACGCGCGAGGTGGCCGCGGTGCCGAACCTGCGCGCCGCGCGCATCCGCTGGTCCAACACCGAATGGGGCTTCGAGCGGCTGGCCTGCCTTTCCTCGAACGTCGCGGGAACGCCGGGCACGCTCGCCGATTTCGCCTTCCCCGCCCTCGATGCCTTCGGCTTCGGCAATGACGGCGTGCTGCTGACCGGCGGGCGCGGCATCGGCTTCGTCGTGGATGCGCGGGGCTGCCGGGAGTTCGCGCTCTCGGTGGATGCCGACGCGCCGCGCCTTGCGGTGATGTGCTTCGACGCGAACCGCGCGCTGCTGACCGATGCCGGCACGCCGCGCGTGCGCGCCTCGGGGCAGTCGCTGGTCTGGAACCCGACCGCGCGCTGGTACCAGGGTGCTGCCGACATGCTCGATGCGACGCTGACGCGCCCGCAGGTCGTCAGGCTCGCGCCCGAGGTCGCCTACGCCATCATCGGCCTGGTGCGCATCGGCGCGGATTACGAGGTGCGCGCGATGCGCCTCGCCTGCGATCCGCTGTTCTCGCCGGCGCTGCTCTACGGCCAGCCGAACCTGCCGATCGGCGTGCGCGAGCTGGTGGCAGAGATGGCCTGGGACCCGCCCTCGATCGCCGCCGGCGGCTCGGCGCAGGTGAACGTGCCGCTGCCCGGCGCCCGGCCCGGAGACTTCGCCTCGGCGTCCTTCTCGCTCTCGACCTCCGGCGTCGTCTTCCTCGCCCAGGTCGGTGCGACGGATGTGGTGACCGTCACCGCCTGGAACCGCAGCGGCGCGGCGATCGACCTCGCGGCGGGGACGGTGCGCGCGCGGGTGGCCAAGGCGTGACGGAGCGGCGGGACGTCTCCATCCGCGGGCCGGACCTGCGCAGCGCCATGGACGTGGTGGCGGAGGAGTATCTCCGCTTCCTGCGCGGCGGGCCCGAGCCGGCGACCGGCGACGACACCAAGGCCTTCGCCGCGCATCACGCCGCCTGCCGAGCCGCCCTCGCGCATCTCGAGCATCTCATCAAGCTCGCCCGCGCGATGGGCAGCACGGGGGCGGAGGTGGAGGAGGCGGCGGTGGTGCTCGTCGAGGCGCGCGAAGCCATCGCCGCATTCAAGGAGGAGGATCTCGATGGCGAGGAGGAGCAGTGCTGACGCAGGCTTCCTCGAATTCGTCTGGGTCTGGAACCGCCGGCACGGCCACGAGACGCCGGCGGTGCACCGCCGCATTGCGCGCTGGCTCGAGGGCCGGCAGCAGGCCGGGGACACGCGCCTGCTGCTGATGGCCTTCCGCGGCTGCGGCAAGTCCACCCTCGTCGGCCTCTGGTGCGCCTGGCTGCTCGCGCTGCGGCCCGAGACGCGCATCCTGGTGCTGGCGGCGGACCAGCCGCTCGCGGTGAAGATGGTCGCCTCCGTCCGGCGCATCGTCGAGCGCCATCCGCTCTGCCGGCACCTCCTGCCCGGCGCGGCGGAGGCCTGGGCGGCCGACCGCTTCACCGTGGCGCGGGAGGGTGCGCTGCGCGATCCGTCCATGCTCGCGCAGGGCATCGGCGGCAACGTCACCGGCAGCCGCGCCGAGGTGATCGTCTGCGACGATGTGGAGGTCGCGGGCAATTGCGACACGCCGGGCAAGCGCGCGGAGCTGCGCGAGAGGCTCGCGGAGACCGAGTTCATCCTGGTGCCCGGCGGCACCATCCTCTTCGTCGGCACGCCGCATTGCGAGGACAGCCTCTATCGCCATCCGCGCGAGGAGGGCGCCTTCCTCAAGGGCTACCGGCGCCTCGCGGTGCCGGTGATGAACGCGGCCGGCGCCTCGGCCTGGCCCGAGCGCTTCCCGCGCGAGGCCATCGCCGCGCTGCGCGACCGCGTCGGACCGCTGCAGTTCCAGCGGCAGATGATGCTGCAGCCGGTCGCGGCCTCCGCCGTGCGGCTCGATCCCGCGGCGATCGTGCGCTACGCGGAGGAGCCGGAGTATCGCGAGGCGCAGGGCAGGGGGCTGATGACGCTGCTCGGCCGGCGCCTCGTCTCCGGCGGCGCCTTCTGGGACCCGGCCTATGGGCGGCCCGGAGCGGGCGATGCCTCGGTGCTCGCCTGCACCTACGGCGATGGCGAGGGGCATCACTTCCTCCATCGCCTCGCCTACCTCACGCACGACCCTGCCGCTGCGGCGGATCCGGCCACGCAGCAGTGCCGCGCGGTGGCGGCGCTGCTGCGCGAGACGCTGCTGCCGGTGGTGCGCGTCGAGACCAACGGCCTCGGCCGGTTCCTGCCGGAGCTGCTCCGGCGCGAACTCGGCCGTGCCGGGGTCGCGGCGACGGTGATCGAGCATGCGAGCACGCGGGCGAAGGAGGACCGCATCCTTGCCGCCCTCGAGCCCGCGCTCGCGGCGCGCCGCCTCTTCGCGCATGAAAGCGTGATGCGCACGCCATTCCCCGCGGAGATGGCCGAATGGCGCCCCGGGGCGGCGGGGGTGCGCGATGATGCGCTCGATGCGGTGGCGGGCTGCCTGCTCGCCGATCCGGCGCGGCTGGTGCGCGCCGCGGCGCCGGCGCGGCGGCCGGACTGGCGGGGCTAGGCCGCCTGCCGCTTCAGGATCTCGCTCGCGTGCCGGGCGCGGCCCGCCTCGGTGATCTCGAAGCGGCCATCGGCGCGCGGCTGCGCGAAGCCCATCGTGGTCAGGCGGTTCAGGCAGGGCCCGTCCTTGAGCCCCGGCGGGCGGCCATGCGGCCCCACCAGCGTCAGCCGGTGCAGGGCCGAGCGGCAGCAGGTCTCGAGATAGGGCTCGTTCCACATCGCGGCGCGGCTTCTTCCCCTGGGCGACGGCCCAAGGGTGGGCTGCCGCGCGCATCCCTTCAAGGTTCCAGCAGAGGGCAGGCGAAGAATGCCGATCCAGATCGAACCGACCTGGTGGATCACGGCCGTGGAGGCGCCGATCGTCGCGGCGCTGTTCTGGATGATCCACGGTCTGCGCAAGGACCTCCATGACCGCATCGAGCGCGGCGACCAGCGCGATTCGGACGCGCTGAACCGCACGCGGGAGGACCTCGCGCAGTTCAAGATCGAGGTGGCGCGCACCTATGTGCCGCTCTCGCTCATCCGCGACCTCGACCGGCGCATCAACGACCACCTGCTGCGCATCGAGGAGAAGATCGAGGAGGTCTCGCGCGCCTCGCTCGCCGCCGCCCAGGCCGCGCGCCGTATGGAGGAGCGGGAATGA